TTTACGAATTTTTCTATTCCAAAAGTATCTAATTCCCACATAACGGAACTTATATTTTTTATGTAGCAGTGATTAAATCCCATTATTTGTTTCTTTGTTTTATTTTTTCTGCCATTCTGTTAAATGATTCACTCTCTACGGATTCTACAATAGGTTTAAGTCTATCATATAACCCATTAGAGAACACTTCATCTGTTCCCTTAGTATCATTCGATATGGCTTCTCCAATGTGGGCAAATCGTTTTACTTTGTAAGGAGAGAGTGGTGCTATATGTTGCTTTAAATATGCCGTTTTACGATCTAAATATTCGAATAGTTCGTCATCCGACATTTGTTTTAATTCTTCATCAGTAAGATTGAAATTTTCCATTTTATACTACTGCTTTTTGTTTTCTATTTAATTTTTTACTTCCCAATTCAATGTTACTAGTTGTATTTTTTCCACCTTTTGCACGTGCAACACCATGTGCTCTATCAGTTTCTTCTTTAGAATCAAATAAATCATATAATTCTGTATAATTAGAAGATACTAATTGTGATGCCTTTGGTAAGGTACTACATGCAACAAACCCAATTGAACCAAACGGAATTTTAGGGTCTTTTTTTAGATTAATTGCAGTTTCTTGAAATGCATCTTCTATATATTCATTTATAACATTAACAACACAACTATGGTCATTTCCCCAAGTTAATAAGTCACCAATAAAATGTCTTCTAAATGATTTTTCAATATCTTTTGTTTCATTCTTTTCACACTTTGTTTCAATATCATTTTTTACCCATTCATCTTGAAATTCAGGATATAAATCTTTTGCTCTCAAAGGATGTATTAATTTAGTTGTATCAAACGCGTTTTTTGTTTTCCATTTTTCTATTTGTTCAATACCATCTTGTGTGTTCCAAAAATTGGTATTTTCATCAGAAGCCCAAGATGATCTTTCAAAGAAAATCATCATTAAATCTCTAACAAATTCAAATGTATTTTCCTCCTTTATATTAAGTTGCCATTTTTCTTTTCCATATGTATATTTAAATCTTTTTTTATAAAAATTTAAAGCAAATATTACATATATTACAAATGATGGTTTTGTATAAATATCTTTAAAAATTTTACTATTTGGTGAATTTGCAATTTTCTTAATAGCCGCCATAACCTGCGCTAAATCGGTTAATGATGCCTCACCCCATTCAGGTAAAAATAAAGAATCATCATTTAACAAAGATTTAATAATATCAACTTTAGATTTAACTTCAAATCTATCCATCAAATTTGGAGATACATAACAAGTATTTATTATAGTGCTAATAAAATATTGCCAACCACCGCCAGCTGATTTAAATGTTCCTTTACCAAAGGATATAGGAGATTCTACACCATATACTAATTCCTGCCAAACTGAATATTCATTCGTTAATTTAGGCATACATTGTTCTCTAAACCATTTATTATATGGTGAAAATGATTGTAAAAAATAAAATAAAAACTCATCCCACTCAGTAGATGAATTACTTTGCCATATAAATTCAGTTAAAGATTTAAAATCTGCGGCATTTGTTATTTCAAATATATAAATTTGACAACTATTTAAGTAATTGTCATAAATTTCATTTTTTTCATCTCTTGAAAACGTTTCAACCCAATCATAACATATATCTGAGTCTGCTGATTTAATTTTCTTTTCTAAATCATTTAAACTAAGCACCTTTTCGTTTGCTATAATTTTATTATTTGCATCTTTTATGATTAAATTAGAATATTCTGTATTAAATTCTTTCTTAGATTTTTTTGTTTCTAATTCTCCTTTATAATCTGCTTTTATTGAATCAAATCTATGTTGTCCATTTATAATAAAATATTTATCTAATTTAGCAGAAAAATATTTAATGTATGATTCAAGCATTGAAATTAAATTTTCATTTGCATTTACTATTGTAGTGTTTGGATTTGCTTTTTTTAATTCTAATTGAGAATCAATTTTTTTGTCTTTAATTTGTCTATTAATAATATCAATAATAGTTGTTCCTTTTACTATATAATATCCTGCCGATGCACCATACCCAGTGGTTGATGAACTCACCATTCCCTTTTGTGTATCATATCCTAATTCTCTCATTAATCTATTTAAGATAGGATCATTAATAATGTTGTCTATATTTGATATTAAATCCTTAAGACTATTACCAAATACTTTGGTTAATATTTTTTTTGTAGCTTCAATTCTATATGAATTGTTTTCAAAAATCAATGATTGTAACATATTTAAATTTTAGTGTTAAGTAAATATACAAAAATAAATCCGTATTAACAAAAAAAGGGAAGCATTTCTGCTCCCCTTAACATTTTATTGTTTTAATTGTAATATCATTCCACCGCCACCACCTACAACTGATGGTTGAACTCCGTTCCATCTACTTGCTTTGATATACTCAACATAAGTAGGAGTCAATACTTGCTGAATTTTCTTAACTGCCTCAGCCTCACCCATTGCGTTAATTACTTTCGTTGCACTATCACCTCTTGCTTTAGCAATTTGTTTGTTAGCTTCAGCGATTGAACTTTGTAATTGCATCTTTGATGTTTCAGCATCTTGCTTTGCTCTAATCTTAGCGTTAATCGCATCGGATAAACTCTTATCAGTTGGTGTTGGTTGTTTTAAGATACTAAAGTTATCTACAATGAAACCATCTTTCTCAAATCGTTCAGTTACATTCTTACGAACTGCTGCTTCAAAACCTGGTAAGTTATTTAAGATACTATCAACTGTCAATAAACCACTCACATCTTGCATACTACCTCTAACTACATTTCGTAAATAAGTGTTTGTAATACTTTCTAAGTCATCCGTTTTATACTTTAAGTAAATCTTAGATGCTTTTGTTGGATTAACACGGTAGTTTAAACCAATATCCATTTTGAAACCGGCACCACCATTACAACTAACTACAATTGCTTCATCAATTGGTTTACCCTCACTTGCATCCTCAACCCATGCGACGTGTTGTTGTGTTGTTGGGATTGTCACAATATATGTAAAACCCGGTGTGTAAAACTGAAACCCAGTCAATAAAGGTAAACTATCTATACCTCTATAATCACCACTATTGTCAATCTTAAATCCTACTTCGGTTGGACTGATACGGGTACAACTACCTAATGTCACTACTAATGCTACTAATGCTAATACTTTTTTCATATTATTTTGTTTTGTTTAATGTTTTATTCATCCTAAATCTTATCAATTTCGTATTCTGTGAATCGAAAATTTCAAATTCTATCCTTCTATTTCCTGGTGAATTTGCTGCATCAAGCTTTTCTACTTTCTCAATAAGATTTCTAATAGAAGACATATTATCAATGTCTGGAAATTCAAAACTTGTATGGTCGGTTACAATTACCTCCCCTACTGAGTGTAGTTGGTCTATTACGAAATTGGCAATTCTTGTAGTTTTACCTGATTGTCTAAGCATTTCTATTTTTTTCATATTATTTTGTTTTTTATTTATTTGTAATTTTGTTTGTTCCCTTTTGTTTAGGTGAATGATTGTTTTTTGTTGTCCAGTACTTTTTTCTTTTCATACTATTTTGTTTTGTTTTGTTTGTTTAAAATTTTGAATGCGATTTTGTAAAATACAATGAATGGAATAACTAAAGGCCATAGGACAGTTCCTAACATACACAATAATATGTATTTCATATGCCAATCACCATATCTATCCATATAATTTTCACTTTCATTTTCATCATTTTCTTTTGTTTTCATATATGCTACAAAGGTAGCACAATATAAAACACTAATAAGTAAATAACCTATCATAATTTACCTTTTATGTAACTAATAAAATTGTAAATGGCTACCAAACCAATTACTGTCATAATACCCAATCCAAGCAATCCTATAATGTTTGCTATTGTACTGGCTTTATTCAATAACCAAAAAGATGATTGAACTAACCAAAAATATACTGATAATACTACCAATACCGCTAATGTTCTTGTCACCAGCTTACTTAAATTTTGCATACTATTGTTTTTTACTATAAATTTGTGTTTCCGTAAAAAGTTGATATTGAATTTCACCTTGATTATTTTTATAACCTATTTTATATTCAATATCACTTGTGTATAAGTTTACATCACCAATAACTCCAATCGTAGAGTCAGGTTTCAAATATACTACATCACCCTCTTGATATTGAGAAATCCTTAGTTGTTCTTTGTGTTTTGGTTTAACACCACAACTAACAAGTCCTGCTGCTATAAGTGCGAACAATATACACAATGCTAATAGTGCACTAAGTTGTACATCTCTTTTATCACTTTCTTTACCTTGCATATTAAATGTTATTTTGTTTATATAATTGAAACCACTTTTTACCCATAGTTTCGTATTTCATATTGAATTTTGTTGGCATTTGCTTCCATACTTTTGGGTTGCTGTATGGTGAATTATTAGGTCTACTCCATCTTCTACTATACCTCATGTAGTTATAGAATTGTAAGTAAGCATTTGCTTTTTGAATGTACTCCGGTAAATTAACAGGCAGTTTCCACTTCTTAATTATCTTTACCGATCTCAATTCGTTATCATGTTCTAAATTTCGCGCGCGGGTTACGGCATCTTTTACACTTCGTATTTTATTGCCACTTAACCAATGTTCTAAGTTATTTAATCCTGTACAACCTTTTGCCCATGCTTCACAATTTTCTTCCCATTGTGTAAGGTGAGCGTATTCATGTGCTAATATACCTAACCAGTCTTTATGTTTACCAGCTACTACTAACTTTTTATTATCATCATCAAAGTAACCACCACATCTAATATTACCACTCAATACCAAATATTTAACAGGTCGTATTTCACACTTAATTCCTACTCGTCTGCAATGTCCCTTGACATGCTCTATAAAATCCGTTACATTTTTAGTTAATGCCATTTTTGATTTGTTTAAGTTATATAAAAATAGGGATGCAAAATGCACCCCTATCATTAAGTTCGGGTAGGGTAGTATGAGAACCCTACCCTACACTACTACCAAGTGATTGTATCGTCGTCTGCGTTAGCATCCTCTGTCACTTCGTTGAATAACTTTTCATTATCATCAGTACGCAAATACTTTTGCACTAATTGTTTGATATAAGTACGCTCACTATCCATTCCACCATCTTGTGAATAGAACGGGAAGATTGCTACCTCAGCGGCTTCTAACAAATCAAACCCATCATATAACAAACCAGCCATCTCTACCGAAATACGAGTAGAAATTGCGGTAGTTAATTTACCAGCATCACCTTTGATTTGGTCTCTAGTGTGTGCGGCAATTTCAGCTACTGCTTTTAAATCCTCTTTGTTTGTGTCAGGATATAACATCTCTAACAATTCAAACTCCTTATCCTTATCTAATGTATCTACCTCAATTGTAACGAAACGGTCTAACAACGCACGGTCCATAACACGTGTTGCTGTATACTCCGAACCGATATTGGCAGTTGCAATAAATGTAACACCCTCAGCTACCTTAACGATTGGTGAATTATCTTGCTCATCCAATCTTAAGTATCTTTGTGTTTGGTCTAACACAGTCATTAAGATATTTGAAGCCTCAGGATGTGCTCTACTCAACTCATCCAATAAGATTACTGCGTATGGCGTTTTGATTGCTTTTACAAACGCACTCTCACTAAAGTAAGTACCACTTGCTTTGTTGAAATGTGTGTTACCAATTAACGCAGCACGTGGATCTTGTGTTGCACCTAAGTTAAAGTAGTAGAAAGGTCTCTTTAACGCTTCTACTAATGCTTTAGCGGCCATTGTCTTACCACTACCAGCAGGTCCGGTCATCATAATATTACGAGCTCTAACTGCTGAACGTAATAAGTATTTCCACTTTAATTCGTTCATAATTAAGTTAGCCGGTTTCAATGCGATACCATCCTCGTGAATGAATTTCTTAACATCCTCATGCTCCGTAGGATTTTCTACGATAGTTTCAGCAATGTCAGTATTCATTGGTCTAACTAACAAATCGGTGTATTCTTGCATATCAACTAAACGATATGATTTATCACCATTCTTACTTACATAACCTCTAACCGCTTTACCATTTGTTGCGGCTTTCTTTCTTAATGAACTACCTACAATTGTTGATGCACTACTATCTAATACATCACCTTTTGTGTTTACCAAACAAAAACGAGATTTAACATTTTCTACTTTGTAAATTTCGTTTGTGTACCCAAATTCCATGTTTTTTACCTTACTCATACTTTTAGTGTTTATTGTTTAATGTTTAATATTTTATCCTTTGATAACATCTCGAAGATACGACAATTTTGCCAATCTACCAAATCTTTTTTTAACCTACTGATAATCAACCAGTTATGTCCCACTTTTTAGTGTAATACATAACTTGTTGATAATCAATCAGTTAGGTTTTTTAGTGTTTTTTAATCTTTTTTCATAAATAACTCGTTCATAGTCTTAACAATAGGAACGATTTGCTTAACATCAATGAATTTACTGTCACTTCCGTACATTGTTTTGAAATTATCACGTGAACGTCCGTAACCATATGTGTCACCTACAAAGTAACTCATAACTTTAATACCCATATCCTTAATTTGATGAACCATTTTCTTTGTATGTAACAAAGCGTTATGTCCACTATAAGAACATTGGTCATTTGAGAACGAAGGCTCACCATCACATATGTTTAAGAAATAACTATCCATATCTTTGTTACTTTCTACAAAGTGTTTCATAATTGCTTGGAAACATAAACCCTCAGGTGTTGTACCATTCGCTTGTAACGCTGGGAACAATCGTTTCACTTTCTCAAACTTATCAAAGCGGCTATCATAAGCGATACATATGTAAGGTTTGTTACCCCAAGTACCTCTAATAGAAACCTGCACTGCTAAGTTAGATACCATTGAAGCGGCTTTACAAACAGCAATAGAAACTGCTAATGCATCGTTCCAACATGTACCACTCATACTACCACTACCATCCAATGTAATATGTAACATTACTTTCTTAAAACGGTCAACTTCTTTGGTACTGAATACGTTTACATAATCATAACCTAAAGCCGCAACTAATCGTTTGTCAATTCTACCATTCTTTTGACGAGGATTAACTGTCTCACGCTCCTCACTACGAACTGCAATACGCTTACCTAAGATAGTACCCATTAAGATACCTCTGCGTAATGTTTCCTCATTCCAACCTTGCCATTCACCTTTCTTATCTTTACCACTTTTCTCATACCAATATGCAAATGGGAAATCACTATCTTGCATTAATGCTTCAGTCATTTTCTTTGAAACAATACATTGAACAGGTTTGATATAACCACCATTTTCCAATTGAGTGTCACCTACCGATGTCATTTCAGTACCACTCTTATCAATTTGGTCTAATGTATCAGCTTCTTTCTTACTGATTTGCTTTTTCTTAACATTGTTGTTTACAAAGTCCTTTTGCTTTTTGATGGCTTTCTTTAATTGCTCCATAGCATTTTTGGATAATCTAACTTTCTTACCACCACTATCACCATCAGTTATTTCAAAGTTATCACCCAAATCATCAATTTCCTCAACTTCATCATCACCCTCACCATCACCATCACCTTGTTGTTTTTGTTTAGGTTTTACTTCCACGGTGATATTCTTTAAGATTGTATTGGTAATCTTTTCAGCTACCTCTAACGAGTCTTTGGTGTTTTTCAATCTACCAATATTCTTAAGGTCTAATGCTTCGTAAATTTCTTTTAAACCTTTTAACTTTGATAAGTCGGTATTTTGGTTTGTGATGTTGATAATACGGAACATATAACTTTCTAAGCTCTCGTCCGTAAATTCGTCACTCTTTAATCCCTTATCGATTGTATCGGAATAGAAATACTCATCATACAATGCTCTATAATAATCTCTATAACCTGGACACGTATTGTAGATATACTGGTCAATACGTCTATCCTCTACAAAGTTTACCAATGATTTAACTACATCGAATAAGTTATCTTTGTTTAACTCATATGCTGTACTATCTAATGTTTGAGGATCTTTACCTGCTGCTTTAGAAAAGTCATTGAACAATTCTTTAGGTGCATTGTAGTTAGGCATTAACTCAAAGTCCGTAAGAACAATGTGTGATGCTTCGTGCAATGCTAACCCCACAGCTACGTCAAATTTCTCAGGTTTAACCTCAGCTGATAATACTACCGATTTACCATCTGTATAAGAGTCACCTTTTTGTGCGAACTTAACAGGAATAGGTTTGTTTGTAAGAATGTTTACAAAGTTTGAGATTGCTCTTTTGTGTGCATTCAATTTAATCATATCGGCAGTTGATGCCTCTACTTTATTTACCTCAGCTGGCTTCCATGTACCACCACTCCAATAAGTACTAGGTGTATCATACTGGCTCCATTCATCAGCCCAAAAGGAACTTGCTGATTTTTTAGTTGTTTTGTCTTTTGAGTAACTACCTCTAAATCTGTCATACCAACTCATACTTTTATGTTTTAGATTTTAATTAATTGAAGATAGTAGGGGAATCGAACCCCTACCAATGTTCCGAACTATCTTATGCAGAAATCTTAGCTCTACTTGCTAACTGCTTTAATCTTTGTGAATAGTACAATGCTCTACTTGTGTAATAAGTACGCTTTTGTTCACTTGTTGTAGTGTTAGCGTTTAGTAAAGCCTCTGTCAATTGGTTTGTGATAAATTCAAACTTTGATTTTAATGTAACCATTTTGTTGTTTTCAGTTTTTGAATTGGTGACTCCAATTTGTTTTAGAATTAAAATTTTAATTATGTTTCATACCTTTACATACCCCATATCCTTGTCGTTGTGATAACTTGTATAAGCGAGCAGCATCTTTAGCAGGCATAATTTGTATTTCATTACCCGTCTTATGATTAGCAATTGCAACACCACCTACACGCTCAACTGTGCTACAATTAACACAATTACGATAACCGAATTTAAGTAATCTTAGTTCAGGCATATCACCATTACATTTGATACATTTAATCATCTTTAATTTAGGGTGCTTTTTAGTACACATATTTTTTTGATGTTTGGTTATACCCAAAGTTACGATAAAATATTGAGACCACCAAACTTTTACTAAAGTTTTTCACAAGTTGTTGACATTCAACCACTTACATATTAGTTTTTTTACTAATATCGTAAGTCGTTGATAATCAATGAGTTATGAAAATTGGTGTATTTCGGTGTATCTTTTAAGGATTGCCCTAATATTTTCACTACCTACGGGATTAGCTGAATGTACTAAATACTCCGGCATAGGTAAACCATTTTCGGTTAAATATTCTACTAACCATTTTGCACAATCATATCCTGTTTTTTCAGTAAAGTGACCTTTTAACGGGTCAGGTGGATTTTCTCTGCCACCATTATCAAAATAGTAGTTTATATGTTCCTCACCTAAATCGTGGTCAAATGATACAATATTTGGAATACCATTTAATGCGATTTGTTCTACAAACTCTTGATAATTTCGCACCACTTTCCAATGTAAATCCACATATCTATCATCACCCGTCTTTTTAAATGATTGTTTAGGTTCTCTAATATCATCTAAATATAAATTGTAACTTTCTTGCATATCTCTATTCCATTTAATCATCTTGTTACTCCATAAAATAAAAAAGGGGTGAATTAACACCCCTCTTAAATTACTTAACGATTGTACTATCAGTTTTAGTAGAATCAGCAACTACTGCTGTTGAATCTGTTTTTACTGATGTTGAATCGGTTTTAACTTCTGTATTTGCACCACCACAAGCTGCAATAGCTGCGATAGCGAAAATTGCTAACACTTTTTTCATTGTTGTTTGTTTTTAATTTTTAATTGTTTACTTGTTAAAGATACACTTTATTTTTCAAACTACCAAATTATTTAGTTTTTTTCTTAGCAGTTGCTGCTTTAGGTGTTTTCGGTGCTTTTGTAGTTGCTTTTTTAATTTTAGCTTCTACTTCTTTAACTTTAGCTTCTACTTTCTCTACCTGAGCGATAGTATCTGCTTTCACTTTCTTAACTTTGTTTAGGTCATTTCTCAAATTAGTTGCAGTTTCACCTGGAACTTTAGTTTCTACTTCCTTAACGAAAGTTTCTACTTGTGCTTCTAATTGTGTTGCTTTACCAAACAAGTCCTTAATGAATTGGAATAATCCCATTTTGTTTTGTTTTAGTTATTGTTTATAAATATATGTCTAAATTACGAAAAAATTATCATTTTGCCAAATATTTTAACCCAAAAAATTCGTAGTTTTTATGAACTGAATCTTCTTCACCCATTTTTATAGCCAAAGATTCCGAAGTGACAATTGCACCCACAGGACATTCCGGAACACATGCTGAACATAATATGCACTCATTTGGATCTATAAAAAGTTGTTTTCCTTCTTTTTCTGAATGTCCCATTCCTATTGATTCCTTACCCATTCCAGTTGGATTTATCGGTCCATGAATACAATCCATTGGGCAAACCTTTAAACATGCTCCATCTATACATCCAATACAGGGTGATGTTATTATAAAACTCATATCGGTAATCGTCCTATTCCACCATTTCGTTCTACATTAAAAGCAAATGCTCTTTCTCTACCCTCTTTAATATCATTGATTACACATCTATCACCATTTGGTAAATCAAATATAATAGCGTGATATTTTAATCCATTTTCGTCTAATGCTCTTAGGGTTTGTTCTTTAGCAGATGAAGGTCTTGCCGTAGTTATAATGATAGTATATCCCTTTGCATTCCATTCTTCAAACTTTTCCTTTGTTCCAGGTAATATGTTTTCAGTTGCATGCTCAAATGTTGTTCCATCAAAATCTACAAATAAGGTATTCATTATTCTGCGTTTACTACTTCAATAATTTTACTTTCTTTAGCACCAGTAACTTCATAATCTACATTGATTGCTGAATCGGTGAATAACTTAACTACTCTAGCTTCTGCTTCAGTTACACTCATTGCATCTACTAAATAGTTTTCTTTTGTTTTCTTTACTTTACTTACGCCCTTTCCGTTATCTACTTCATGGTGCATTGTAACTTGTACTTCATAATACTTCGCCATAACTTTTATTGTTTTTGTTTATAATTAAAGATACATTAAATTTCTGAATCTTCCAAATCTTCTTCGATAATTTCTTCATCATCATCTTCCGCAGTGACACCTTGTTCTGCAAACTGTCCGTTCTTAGGTATCTTTCTCTTACCTATTAGTAAAAAGAAACAATTGTAACATAAGAATCGTAAGTTCTCTAAAGTATGGTTTCTATAATCACCATCTAAGAAATCTAATAACAAAGGTGCTTTACCATCCGTTACTCTTACTTCATCAAATCCACATGCGGTGCAACACTCAGGAAACACATCATTTTTAATCAATCTTCTCTTTAGCTTACTAATTGGATATGTCGGATGCATACCTTGTAATATCTCACTTAATGGATATTTACCTACCGTCAGTTTTAATCTGCGTTCAATAGGAACATTCTTAGGGTTATAATCGATATCAAAGATACCATACAACTTTGCATACTTTTTATATGTGTTGTATGATACCCCTAATGTCCTTGCTGTATCTTTTGCTGAACGAGAACGTCCTTGTGCTTCCGTAATCTCAGCTGCTAATAATTGTCTACTACCCAATCCTCTTTTTAGAGTTCCTTTAGATGAGTTATCTACTTTTTTATAACCCTTATCTATATTGGGAAAGAAACCTTCATTTTCCATAAAACTATTTGAACTTAAATCCAGTTAATTTTGTAATTGTAGCTACATCAACTTTATGTGATTCTAAACCTGTTTGTTTTCCATCAACATTATCAAATAAGAATGCTAAGTATTCTTTTGTTTTAACAATGTAAACTACTTTCCAACATTGTTTAGGAATTGTTGTTGTTCCAACTTTTTCAGCTACACCAATGTTACCACACCATACATGTACTGAGTCATTTGCAATTGACCATTGTCTTTCTGCTGTTTCTACTGACTTCCAATCGCCTGCGTTTAATGCGTGATATTGAGCTGCCATATTAGAAAAATAGAAACACTCAGCTTGAACTTGTGGAGTTTGGCAAAGGTTATCCGCTGCTGGACACATATGCCCTCTATCAACACCTTTTAATCCTTTTGCTTTGTGAGTTTGATTGATTAAATCATAATCAGCTTGCAATTTTGTATCAGCTGCTGCTAATGGGTCTGGTGCAAATTGATCTTTTCTCGCCATTGGAGAAGCGCAACCTACTTTTGCTTTTGTATCCCACCATTCTACCAATACTGGATAGTGTAATGATTTACTATAAGTTGCGGTGTAGTTTGTGTGTTTTAAAACTACCAAATCTTGTGCTTTACCACCAATAGCAAAGAATGCTAAAATGACAGTAAATAATAACATTTTTTTCATAATTTTTTATTTTGTTTATTGTATATATAAATATACTGAAATTAAATTAAATTACCAAATAAAAACCCCCATATTTCTATGAGGGTTTTTAAGTTAGCCCATGAGTGGCTATCCATATTGGCGTATGGATTAGAATTTATATAATACACCAAATTTAGCTGCACTTAATGGATTGTTAATACCATTAAATCCTACTGAAAATGTTGATTTAGAATGTAATTCACTATAATCAACTAAACTAGCTAATGATGTAGTAAGTGCGATTTTCTTTGAAACGAAATAATTTGCACCAATACCTACGTTTGCATTAGTTGTTGTTGCGTTAGCTTTACCAACTTCTAATTTATTGCTTGAAACACTTAATTGAGAGAAAATATTTAATTTTTTAGTGTTTGCAAAATAGCATCTACCAAAAGCACCGATTGATGTTGCTTTTTGTGTACCATCTTCACCAATTCCCGCATTAATACCTGCCGCAAATCTATTAGTTAAGAAATATCCAATAGTAGGGTTAATACTATAAGTTCTTTCAAAACCAGTTGTTTTTGAGTAACCAAATGTTCCCTCTACAAATTTGTCTGTTTTTTTAAATTGTGCGTTTGAGGTAAAAGAAATGAACATTAATGCTAATGCTCCCAAAATGAATTTAAATTTTTTCATGTTTGTTGTTTTTGTTGTTTAAAAAAAGGGTATTGACATCTTATCAGTACCCTTTGGATTTACTTTGCTGCTTTTGTTTCTTCTACTGAAGCTTGTCTATAATCCGTAACTATCTTTTTTAAGTCACCGATTGCAGTTCTCGCATTCTTTTGAGAAACTTTTGTTGTTTTGTTGTGTTCTGCTTCGAATGTTTCCCATAATGCCTTTAGTTTCTGGAAAACTTCTTCTTTCTTACTAGTCATAAACTTTGTTTTAATTAAAAAATATGTAACCTTTATTTAACAAATATACTGAAGATTTATCATATAACCAAAAAATAACATTGATTATTTTTGATTTTCCCAATATTTTTGTCTTATCTTATAACCTAATTCAGCATCGTTAGGTGTATCTAATATAGTTCTTTCATCTATTGTAATAAGACTCCTAGATTTACCTGTATAACACTCCCAACACAATTGTCCTGCACCCTCTACATATCCTATTCTAAAATCTACATGAGTTGATTTAAGCGTAGTTGTTTCTTTACCACAACTTACACATGTTTCATAAATTGAATTACCAGTTGCATCGGTTTTAGGGTATGTTCCACCCATATCTGCTCCTACTGAATTTTGTGTTTGCATATTTCCGTATTTTTGATTTATGTATTGATAATATCTATATTGTTTATATCCATTGTAGAATATCCAGGCAAAATACATGTCCCAAATATACGTTAATTTCTCTTTAAGCCGTTTCATATTATTCCGTTTCGTTTTGTAAATAATCGTTGAATTGTTTAGCTGCTTTTGGGTTTACTTCCTCTAAGTGTTGTAGACTTAATTCATATCTACCAGTTGCGGTATTTGCATTGAACAATTCATCATTTAAAGAATCGATAATTTTTTGAGTATCGTTTGCATTAAATTCCACACTTACGGTGTCACCTTTATCGTTCACCATATGTACATTTTCATGTTTATACTTTTGAATGACTTTGTTTTGTTCATAGACCGTATATAATAACAATCCTGCTGCTACTAATTTTAATGCTCCTGCAATGTACTTTTTCATATTATTTTTGTTTACGTTTAAATAAATCTTTTAATTTTTTAGCTTCTTTGATTAATCTATATTTACCATTAGGTAATTCTTCGTATAATGGTGCTCTCCATATTTCAAATCCTATCCATATAGCTGCACCGATAATTCCAATTCCAATGTATTGTGTTATTTCGTACATAATTTATGTTTTATTTCCAAATTTGATACCATCTTTTTTTAGGAGCAGGAACACATAGAGAAAACGGATTATCTCCAAATGATACTTTATCGCAATATTTAGCCGTTAGCATATTCATAAATACTTCTTTATACTTGTCTGGTATTGTATCAAAGTCTGCTTCTATTTTTACATCTAAATCAATTGCACCATCTCCAGCTGTAATTAATCTTAATGTATTGTGTGTACTTACAATTTGTGTAGTTTTACAATTTAGGTTAGTTCCTCCACCTAAATAAATCTCATTTTTTTCAGTATTTCCCATTTTGTAATGTTTGATATACTTCAAAGATACGAAAATATATCTAAAATACCTAATTTTTAGGGTATTTTTTCATAACTTATTGATTTATAATGAGTTATATATACCAATTATTCCTACTATCAACCAGAATGCATTGAGTAATATATATGGTCTATTGTTTCTTTCCCATGCACAATAGGTTAAAATAACAGCGTCTATGGTATTTATAATCCACATAGCTAAAAATGGAGTATCTTTGTTTAATAATGATAACATACCAAATGCTAATATTCTCATTACTACACCAATACCCTCTAATAATTCCAATGCTTTTTCCGATTTAATTAACTTCATACTCTAATATAATTTATTTTATTTATATAATCAAAAATTTATTGTTTATTTTTTACTGCACTCCATAAAATTGCATATCTTTCAAATGTATCATCTGTTATCATGTTTACACTATGTTCCGGATTTGTTACATCAAAATCTAATATTGCAATTCTACCAAAAGTTGGTTCACATATATTTGTATTATTTATTACTAATTCACCACCTTTTCCTTTTTCATAATCATTATTTAAATAAATTAATATATTTGCAATTCTAATATCATTACCATCTTTATGGTTTTTAATAAAACATCCTTTATTATACATTGATAAATAATATTCTTTAGGATAATTTGTAATTTTTTGCATATCATTTGGATATACTAAATTATATATTTTAGTAAACAAATTAATAATTTCAGGATTATATTTATTTGTTGTTGAATACCATATTTGCAAAACCAAATTTGGATCTATTTTATTTTTAATTAATTCACCATCTTCATAAGTATTAAATTCACTATATCCATTTTCATAACCGGTATGACATATTCTATTAAATAGAAAGTTATCTTTATTTACATTTAAATTTTTAAGATGTTGAATATCATCTGGAAATATATTTTCAATATCTAATAGTAAAAATCCATTTTTTTTTAATTCATTATAATAATTCATAATCATTATTTATACGATTTATAATCTGTTCTGCAATTATTTTTGCTCCTCTAAATGAAGGATGCCCATCCCCCTCTACACCATTAGTATCATGTTTTAAAGTAGCATCTTCATAATGAAAATAATAATTAACTAAACTATATGTTTCACCCACATTCTCATTCACACCATCCATAATCCAAGGTGCATTTGGTCTAGCTTTTGAATAAAATTTTATAGAGTATGGTAATAATTTTGTGTTTAAAATATATTCTATATTACTTTTTTCTTTAATATATTGTTTTGTTTCTTCTTTATATATTGGTAATGGATATTCATCTAATATTAAATAATATTTTGCATTCAATGTATCTAAAAAAGATAATAGACCAATTAAACCATGTAAATCTTCTAAAAATGTAATACCTTCTGAAAACATATTTGGTGCGAAATCATTAACCAACATATTAAATATTGGCTTATGCATACCATCAAAATTATCAAATGATGATGTATAATTTACATATCTTTTATGATGATTTAAATAAACTTCATTTCTTGCTCCGATTGGCCATTCCAATATGAATAAAGTATCTTTAACTGCCTCTCTATTGTTTATTATCCAATTATATGTTTTTCGTATAACTCTTTTTAATGAACCACCATATATTGATTCATTTGTTACTTTTACGTTATAATATTCTGCTATTCTACCTGGAAAATTATATTTTTCTCTAACCCAATCGTAATTTGTAAAATAAGGATTTCCATTAGACCTAACAGGTTCACTTATATCGATATCTTTTGTTTCATCAAAAAATTTAAAAATATCTGTTCTTTTAGATAAACCATCACCCCACATAAAAGAACATCCATTTGAATAAATATGATTAAATGGGAAGCTCATTTGTTTGTTTTAAAAAGTTATATAATTTTTTAGCATATTGTTGATTATGATATGGACCAGCATGTGTTTTATCTGCGGATTTATCTAAGAAATTATCATAATCTCCATCAAACCTATTATCTTCAATTATTGTTTTATCATTAAGAAAACTACCATTCCAAATAAAAGGTGTATTATTTGCTTTTAGAAAATTACTGATTAATAAATGATTCTTATACCAATTAATCATATCATTTTCATCATGTGATACTTTTGCTATTCCTTCGTATTCTAATTTACCCAAATCATCTTCTTTAAAATATCCCCAAGGATTAATATGAAATGGCTGTAAATCACCTTTTTTTGTATAATATTCTTTACGAGTTGGAAATGTGTACATAACTAATACTAAATTAGGTCTAAATGTTTTGAACATTGTTATAATTGTTCTAGCTATATAATCATTACTTCTACCACCAAAACCTGCGTTTAAATCAACTGCACCTGGTATTAATTCGGATAATTGGTGAGACCATGTTTCATCATCATTAACACCAACACCTTCAGTATGCGAATCGCCAACCGATAGTATTCTATATCCACCTTTATAAATAGAATCTCCCCTATAACCCAATTCGTTATAAGTATAAGTACAAGTTTCACTTGTATCATTACCCGATGTAATATAAGTTGAGTTTTGTCTTTCTTTTAAATTCCAATCATTTTCACTAGTTACTTCAAAACTTTCTTTTGTCCAAAACCTTAATGAATTCATTTTATAACTTTGCTAATTGTATTCTAAATTTAACTTCTGGATATTTCTTTTCTAATTGTTGAACGGCTGCTATATTTTTTGATGAGTCATCTATAAAAAATACATCATCATATCCTTTTTTAATTTGATCCTCAATATATTTTGCTTTCTTTTGTGGGTCACTATCACCCAATGCTACAACATAAATACTACCCATACCAATATCTTTTAAGTATTGTTTAACGGGTGCATATGCTGCTCTTGCTGTTAATATTGTTACCTTTCTTTCACCCTCACTACTTACAAATCTTTTAAGTAATTTAGTATAACCCATTATTTGCTCTGGTTCGTTTACATTATTGAAATCAGAAAAATCAAATTTATCACCAGGTTTTTGTGTATAAACGGCATATTCACCTGGACTTAATTTAGATTTAGTTCCATCTTTGTGTGTTATAAAAATAAATGATTTTGTTTTTACTAATGTATCATCAAAGTCAAATATTCTTAATTTCTTATCTTCGTTTAATAAATCTCTTAAAAGTATCATTAGTTACCAGGTGTTTCTTTTAAATCTTTAATCATAATCTTTATCTTTGGCATATAGTCAGAAGGCAATTCACTTCTAATTCCTTTAAATCCTTCTATTCTATCACCCCAATAATTCAATATAAATATTTTTTCAGTTAAATTCAACTCCATTTGTGATGTAGTTTTCATTTTTTCTGTGTCTCTACTCATATTATTTGGATTATCATGTGAGAATTTATTATGTCTCAACACTGGTAATTCTTCTTTCCAGTTATTTAATCCTTTTATAAATGCTTTTGCTGTTGCTCTACGAATTACTGAACTTTTATAATCTGGACCATCCGTATATCCCGCATCAGGATGGGCTAAACCATGATTAGTTCTAACATATAATTTAGAAGGGTCTTGTTGTTTAATTACAGGTGCATGCTTTGATGTCATTTCGACTGTAATTAGATGTTTAGGGTCTGCTATAAATGTATGTCCTTTAACCCCACCATTGTATTTAACTACTTCCGGTAGAGCTTCTTTAAGTGATTTGTGACCTAATGCGTGTCTAATTCTTTCACCATCTTTAGATTTCTTACCAGTTTTACTAATAATTGATTTCTCTTTTTCATCATACCCAACTAAAAGAGATGCATTTACAATACCGATACCATATTCATTCATTCCCTCACTCCAATCGGTAGTAATATCATGCAAATAAACAACTTCTATACCATTGATAAGTGTTTGTACAATTTCAATTTCGGGTTTATATGCCCTATCTCTATTTTTTGCCAAAACCATATCATTACCAAATTTCTTTGATACGATAATACACTCATCTAATAGTTGTTTAGCCATTTAATTGTTGCTTTTTACTTGGTATTCCTTTCAATTTGTTATTTTCATCACTAAGGTAATCTACCTTAACTTTTAATTCTGCAACTTGAGCTGTTAGTTTAATTATTAAACTTCTCAGTTCATCTTTTTCTTTACCAGATTGTTCTAATAAAGCTTCTAATTTTGAAATTCTATCTCTACAATCATGTCTGATAAAATCTTCATCACGTTCTCTATGGTCTGCTCTTTTTTCATAAAATCTCCATGCAGATGCACCACCTAAAACGGTTATTGCTGTGATTAAGACTGTGTAAATGTTTTGGTCCATCGGGGGAAATGGTTTATTTAAGTGTTAACAAATACTTAGTTTGGTTTAATTTTCCTAGTAACTCATCTCTAAGATTTAATAGGTCACTATCTTTTTTAGGTTCTACCTTATCATCTAATGCAATTGCTTTATCAATAAATTCATCAATTGCTTTTAAAACTTCCGAATCTGTTATATTGACAAATGAATAGTTTGCACCACTAAAATCAACTCTATTATATTTACCCATTGCTGTTTCTGTAAACTCATCGATGTTATCTATAATTGCCTCAAATAATCTATCTAAAGCAATGTGTTTACCATATACTTTAGTTTGCCAATGAAATACTTTAACCTGGCATTGTAACTGCATCAAATCAATGATGTATTGTTCTATATCTTTATTTTCCATTTGAATATTTAACTTGTGCTTCTGGTCTTTGAATATGGTTTCCTAAATCTCCTTCGGGTCTATATCCTTTTGCTGCTTGAACAATGTAGTTTTCTGCATTTGTAATATGGTCTTGTACCCATCCTGGAAGGTCTACTTCGTTTGTTCCTATTTTTCCCATTAAATCTTGAACTGCTTTACTCATAGCTAACAAAGAAGCTCTTGCCATTGCTACCTCATGGTCTTGTGTACCATTTTTTGCAACTACATCACCACCTGGTTCTTGTTCATCATCTTCTTTTAAGAAACTTTCACCCATTCTTCTTTTAACTATCAATTCCTTAGCTTCTTTTCTAGGCTGTATTTCGTTTTTGTAGAATTCTTTTAAATTGTTGTAAACTTGCTCATCTCTTTGTTTACCCATTCTCCAACCACCACCTTTCTTTTCATACATTTTAATTCTTTCAACCATTGGTCTGCCTTCACATACTCTACCAGTTGCTGTCCATAAAATATTATTAGTTGGAGTTGGTAAAGATGGTGCGTGTGTAGTTGGTGTTGTTGTAATGCCCTCATTACTAACAGCTGCTACCGGAGATGGCATATCATCTAAATCTGCTACCGTTGGCTCCTCCGGTCTATCTGTTACATTTTCTTTCTTAACATGATCTGGTAATCCTTTATGTTTTGTAGATGCGAAATCTTTAGCTGCTTTATCACTCATAGAATCCGCTGCTTTCTTTACATCTTTACTAAATGGAGAAGGGTCTTCACTTTTTTGTGCTGCGTGAACCATACCCATAAATCTTTGTTGTGCTTTCGATACTGCTGGCATATTATTTTCCTCTATAATATATAAATATAAGATTAATTTACTTTAATTAATTCATTTTGATATTCATTATAGTTTTTTATATATAGATTAAATATATCTACTTTAAACGCTCCAATTTGTGTATTTTGTTTTAATACAAATGGTAATTTCATTAAAAACTCTACATTTTCATTTGTTATATGTTGTGCATTTACTGTCACAAATATATCATTAGTAAGTTCATCATTAATATCTTTAATTTTACTAACTCCTTCAACTTGTCCTAAGTTATTGGTGTAGATAGTAGTAAAATATGGTTCTAAAAATATTACTAAATCAATTGGTGCATTATAAATCATTAAACCAATGTTGTATTTAGGCATTACAATTGGATATTGAAACTCATCGTACAAAGGTGGTGTTCCCCATTTTCTAATAAACTTCTTTGTATTTTCATTTGCCAAAGATGTCCAAGTTTCTGATTTTGTTTCTAAATTTTCAGTTGTAATTGCATGTTCAAATTGTCCACCTCTACAAGTTAAATGATAAACCAATGCACTCCATGGTTGAACAAAATCAAATCCATTTAACTGAAAACGATTGAATAAGTCTCTATCTTCACTATGTGAGTTTAATGTTTCATCATGTCCACCAACTGCCCAATAATCCTCTTTATGAATTAACCAAGGTGCAAATACTCCTTTTGTTACTTTTTCAGCATCATATGCAACATGCTCTACAAATCTATCCCAATTAGTTCTTTGAAAACCATCCTTTACATCTTCTTCTGGCCACAATCCAAAGTTCTCTACGATTTTAGATGGGTCTGCCGGATGTAATGGTGGTTCTACTCTTGTTGCCGAAACTATCAATCCTTTTTGCCATTGTTTATATAGATACAAATCCATATCTTTACCAGCTATCATATCTGCGTGATAAATAAGAATGAAATCAGTTGATAATTTATTTGCTATATTGTTATAGATTGCCGCAATTCCACTTACTCCAGTTGATACCATAATATTAGTATCACCATTTTGTATTTGTTCTTTTACCCAATCTTCCAATTCCGTATCTTCACCATCAATTCCAATATGGATTACATGGTTTTTACGATAACAATTTTCTCTAATGTATTTAACTGCATGTTTTACATAACGAAAATTGTTCTTACTCGCTATTGCGAATGTCATTTGTGGTATTAATTCTAGTGTTTCCATTTTATTCACCTTTATCAGTTACATGTCTATTCCATCCTATATGTTTACAATATCCTTCTGTGAATATCATAGCAAAGTAACCCTTTTCATAATAATATTTACTTAATTCTAATTCTCTCCCAATTTTTGCATATCCATCCCAGTCTTTAATTTTCTTTAGTGATGGGTTGAATGTAAATCCATGCCAATGTCCATCAAATCCCCATACTAATCTCCTAACACCCTTTCCATTGATATCATATGTAGGGTCTAATGATGGGTGTGGTGTATCGTTAGGGTCTCTAGTCCATACGCATATAATCTTTTCATCTAAATCAATTACATCTAAACATGCTTCTATAAATCCTTCTTTGTAAAATTCCCAATCTTCTTCCATATGAAAAACATAAGGCGTTGTTACATAACCATACGCTTTATCAATGGTTGAAACTTGTCCTATATTCGTTTCGTTATACCAAAAACTTACGGATGGGAATTTGTCCTCTAAATGTTTATTACATCCAACTATACCACTATCATCCCAAACATGAAAATATTTGAAATCATATGTATTGTATTTGAAAAAACTATCTAATGTTTTTTCTAATAAGTCAGGCCTATTGCAACTTGTACAAATTATAGTAACTTCTTTATTTTCCATTCTTGTATTTTTTTATCTAATATTGGTTTAATAACACCTTTGAAAAACACCATATGTCCATCTGATGAAGGATGTTGATCATCTTCCATTCCAGGTTGTCTATTGTATTTATTTTTATCTAGGTTTTCTCTAATGTATTCGGTCATTCCACCGTAATTACTCTCAGGCCAAAAATAATCATCATTTTTTTTACCAAATAATTTTTCTAATGTACTTTTGTATGTACTTCTGCCACATTTTAAATAATTTGCACATTCATAATCATACGAATCATTATGTTTAAATAATAATAAATTAGTATCTTTTTCTATTTCACTTAATAAGTTAATAAGAGTTTGATTTGTATTAATTTGTTCTGGATATATTTGTTGCCATCCAAACCACATTTTATAATCAATATTTTTCTTTTGCAATAATAATTGAACTAACATTATTTTAGTTAATGAATTTCTAATCATATCATCACTCAATGTATCGAAAAATGTACCCGATGAATACTCAGTTCCAAATAAATTTAAATTTGATTTATCTTTTGCATTAGTAAAATGATTAACCATATTTAATAATGCTTCTTCATCATTTTTTCCAAATACTCTAGAAAATGCTGACCATTGAACTAATACTAAATCAACATCATTATTTAAAATGTAATCAATTACATTATTACTAATTGTGGTTTGCCCTGCTGAAGATTGTGCTAAGTTTATAAATTGAATATTTTCTCTACCAAGTTGTTCAACTAAATAATCTTCAACTAAACAAGACCAAGCATACCAATTATCTTTTACACCAGCCGAAAAACTACACCCAGTTATTAGAATTCTAAATGGTTGCATAGAAATTGTTTTGTCTTTCTTGTCTTTCTATTTCTTTAATGTGTTTAATACAATATGTCTCATCTTTTGGAAAGATAGAATAGCTCTCAAATCCTTGTAATTGTTCATGTACTTTACCACTCCAAAATATAGATTGTTTGTTTTGATATAATCTACCTTGTACATCAGGAAAGTTTACCCAACCCAATTCATTTACTTGCCATCCCCATTTTTTAATATGCTCATCGGTTAATCCGTTTACAATATTAATTCTAGGAATAAAAAACATTTCAATATTTGGATTTCCTTCTAATATAAAACCTAAGTTATTTATTAATTTGGTATCTAAAATTTCGTCTGCATCTAACTGAAATATCCAATCTCCTGAACAATTTTGATTAAGATGTTGTTTGTATGTTCCAAAATCTCCATTAAGAGGATATCCAATTAATTTATCAATTTTCTTATCAAATACTAAATCATTAAGATATTCCAATACTTCAACTGTCACCTTTTGGTTATCATATTGAACAATGATTTCATCGGTATCTATTTTGTTTTCTATCAACAAAGGAAGTAAAGTTTGTATTTCCTTAATTTCATCTGCAACCGTAACTGCGTAACTTATTTTCATTTTTATAATATTTCTGTTTCGTTATTGAAGTTTTTAAATCCTAATTTTGTTTTTAATTTAGATACATCAAAATATAATTCTTTAATCATTTTTATATTTTTCTTTTTGTAGGTTCGATATACATCATATTTTTTTAAATCACTATTATTTTTAACTGATTTTTTGTAGAATGTTTTACCACTTCTATCAATTAAAATAGCTTTCCTACCGGTGTCATATCCTAAATCATCATTAAAGGTTTTATCATTATCTTCAATTTCTTTGATTAATTCTTTAGTATATTTTTGGTCTTGAATATCATCGTATAATTTTAAAAATCTGCTCAATGGTAATTCATTTAATTTTATACAATGTATTAATCCTTTTCTAGTGTTTTTTCCTAAAACTAATAATAATGGCGTTCCTGCTGCACTATAAGATTCTGTTTTACCTGTATCTTCGTATTTGTAACCATATAATCTATAAAATGCACCATTCTTTACTTCATTAATAGAGGTTGGTATTTCTTTGTAAAAATATTGCCTATAATGATGTATTTGATTCATATTGGTTTAATGTTGGTAAATTCAATGGTATGAATTGTTTTATTGTTGGAACATATTGAGTTAAAATTGTATCAAACAATTTAGTCATTTGTTCTAAACTAAAATTCTGTTTGTTTTGTTTACCTAATTGAAATGATGCGATTTTATACTTATCGTAGTTCTTATAAATATCTTTTAATTTAGTAATTGCACTACTATAATTTACATAAAACCACTTACTACCTTGTATAATAAATTGATTTTGTGCCGATGGATGAACATCTTTTAATTCACCCTCTAATAATACTGCACCACTCTTTAAGAAATCTAAATGTCCACTCCAATTAGAAGCAATCACCGGCTTACCAGTCAAACTAAATTCTAAAAGAGGTCTACCGAATCCTTCACCATGTGTAAAAGATACCATTGCTTTAACTTTTTGATGTTCGTATAACCCATGCATTTCATCTTCGGTAAACTCACCATGTAATAAATAAATTGGAGGACAACTTGTACCAAACTCTTTAGTAAGTTGTTCAATTCTGCCCGCCATATCCTCTCTATCTCTAACACTAAATCCTGCGGATGATGTTTTTAATACTAATGCCGGAGCATTCTTTTGTCCACCAAATGCGTGACAAAATGTTTTAATCGTCATACCAACATCTTTTCTATCATGTCCTAATTCACCTTGTAACCAGTGACCTGTAAATAGAAATACAAAATCTTCTTTAATTTGATCTAATTCGGTAATAGTTGGAACATCACTCGCACCAAATGTATCGTTATTAAATCCTTCAAAAAGAACTTCGATTGGTTTTACAATTTTAAATGTATTAATAACTTGTTGTGTTACATTATGTTTTTCTACATAAGCAGTATTTACTAAAACATCTTTAGAAAATTGAGATGGAACAATTATTAAATCCATTCTATTACAACCATGTATCCAATCAATAGGTGCTACTGTCGTTTCTATTCCCGCTGTGATACCGATATTATATGTACCCTTAGCTTCAAATTCGTTTGGTACTGAAATTTGAATAAACACATCTGGCTTTCTTTCAATTGGTAATCCTATTCTATCTAATATTTGTTTATCACTTTCGTTATTAGGATTTAATGCATTCATAGGTGTATTTCCCCAACGTAATGATACAATTCTAATATCGTACTTATCTAAACTTATTAAACTTCTAACTAAATCTCTACTATGGTCTCCGTAACCACTTCTTGTTGCTACCGGTCCTTGTACTACTAATAAAGGTTTTGTAATTTCTGCCATAACTTATTTTATTTTGAATAATTCGTATTTTTTTCTAGGTTTCCAATTAGTTAATGCTGTATCCATTCCATTGATTAAAGTTTGGCACATATTTTGTACACTCAATCCACCAACTCCTAATGCGAAATCTCTACCTAATAAACCTTTTTTTTTTCTTTCATCTCTACTCATATCATACCACTCTTTAATCTTATCGGCTACTTCTACAAAGTCGATATGATCTTCAAAAATATATGGTGTAGGTACTGAACCTGTAAATGAACGAGATGTTGACCAAACTGGTTTAACCCAATCACCCCACTTTAAAGTATCTTTCCATAATCTCCAATCATGTAATGAACCCCATTTAACATAATCAGATGGTCTTGTATAATCCCAATTTCCACCAACTTCATCATTAGAGAATAAGAATCCACATTGGTCTTGCATACCACCTGTCACATTTACGATAATAGGTGTTCCTGCCATAATACTTTCTGCTGTTGCTAAACCAAATCCTTCATTAGATGCTAAGTTAATTGTAACGTCTGCAATATTATAAAGGTAATTTAATTCGGTTTCACTCCATCTAGCATTATCAAATATAACATTAATTTCAGGTGCATTATCTGCAATTACTTTAGGTAAGTCCGTTCCATTTTCATCTACCGGTTGAGTGTGCATTAACAATACTGTCTTTGCTGCTTGTTCCGGTGTAAGTTTTGCTACAAACTCTTTGAATGCATAGATAACTTCAATTGGTTGTTTTCTCCTGATGTTTCGATTACTCCAATATAATACGAAATCATATGTTTTATCACCGAATATTTTTTGTTTGAAATCTTGAGGTACATCAACAACTTTATAATCTTCTGGATTAATACCATGTGGTACATAACTTACTTGCCAAGATTCAGGTTGTTTCCATCTATCTTTGGTAGTTAAACTCCAAACTCTATTTGTAATACCAAATGTTTGTTTAGAAATACAACCAATCCAATCACAACTTTCGTAGTAATCTCTATTATATTTTGGGTCTGGCAAATCATCCCAAATGTGATAAAAGAAAATAGGTGTGTGTTGTCTAATTTCATGCTCAATATCATACAACCAAATCCAATATCTTGGGTCGGTAAAGTGTAAAATAGCATCAGGTTTTTCTAACTCTAAAATTTGTCTTAATTTTTCTGCTGTACCATATCCTGATGATGGATAAATCTTTAAATATGCATCTGCTATTCCCGTTTTACCACGAACATCATCACATAAATCTAAAATCTTACCTTCTTCTGGATGTTGTACTGCTGCACCTAATTGTACCCAATCATAATGTTGTAGTGAACCCATTACTAATTGCTTACTCATATTAGCAATACCACTACTCATTCTTAAATCATCTGCTAATAACAGGATTTTCTTTTTTGCCATAACTTGTTTTGATTATTAAAATTGTGAACCACTTTGTTGTAACTCTGTATATTTTGTAATTGTTGTTCTATATTCATCATTTGTCATATAGAGGTCAATACTTCTATTAACTAATTTTTGTAATGTAACCCCATCAGTTATTGTAAAAACTTTAAAGGATTTATACAAATCCGTTAGAATTTTTACCGATGTCAATTGTGTTTTGTCTGCCATAACTTATTTTGTTTGTTTTAATTATATACATATATATAAGATTATTTAAAAAACGAACACAATTTTTTATCTTTAAATTCACAAAATCTACAATTTTTATTCTTTTCACCTGGATTAGGTTCATAGTTTGCATTCATATTATACGAACCATCCTCATTGAATACTGAATGAATAAACTCCATAAAATCTTTATACCCTCTCTTAGTTGTGTTTGTTCCATGTGCCGGTACAAATACTGAAATATGTGGAATTGGATATTCGAAATCTTTACTTACTTTTCTTTTGATAATATGATATTCTACTTTAATTTTTTCTATATCAATCTTATATTGTTCTGCTAAGAAATATTTGTATAACAATAACTGATTAAGTTTTGTTTTATCTTTCTTCATATCCTTAGTCCAACCTCTACCACTTGTTTTAAAGTCGATGATATAATATTCACCACTATCTTTGTGTTTTAAGAGAACGTCAATGAAACCCATAAAGTTGATATTATCTTTAACTTTAAGATTTAACGTTTTTTCTACACCCACTAGCTCCCAACCTTTCTTTGAGAATAATCTATCACTATGCTTTTCAAACCATAGTAAAATCTCAATACCGTCCCCATAGAACTCCTCTAATTCTTTTTTGGTACAAACTATCGTTCCTTCGGGTGCCTTCTCTTGTTCCTTAGTAAAATTCGTTCTAAGGGATTCTAATAACATACCCTTAAGGTCTAACATATTTGCTTGCTTCTTACTTACTCCGTAAAAGACAGTAAGGTAGTGTTGTAGGACTTCATGCATTGAAGTTCCAAACACGGTGTTAATGTTTGATGTTGAAGTTCCTAATTTATCAATATAGTTTAATTTATATTGATGTGGACAATTAGCCCAAATTGTGTATTGTGAGTATGATACTTTTGCCATATAGTCAAATATACGACAATTTCCTCAATTTACCAAAAAATAGTGAGAATATCAGTTACATATTATAAAAAACTATAATATGACCCTACTACCTATTAAGAAATTTTGTAATATGGGAGTACCAGGTTGTGTTGAGCCACTCATCTTATAATTGAAAGAAAATCCAAACCTTTTACTTATTTTATAGTCGAAAGATGCACCTGTCAAAAATCCCATATGTCTATTAACCATTGTTGCTCCCGTCACACTATTCCAACCTATCGGTGCAAACATAGTAAATATTTGTGGTGATATTGTTAATTTTGGGCTATACTGATATGGTTTAGTCCAAAATACTACTGTCGATGTATTCATACTATAACCAAAACCACCATGTCCATTTGGTAAAAATAAATTAATTAAACCAACATTATATCCATAAGTTCCATGTACGATATCTGGTTTAATCCATGTATATCCTAATAAGTTCATATATGTTCCATTCAAATATGCAAATGCAGTTGAATAAGAATTAATTGCGTTTAGTTGTCCGTTTTCGAAATCCATTTTTGTATATCCACCACCTAATACAAATTGTTTAAGATTTGAATATATCATTGATGTTCCACTCCAACTTTCATCACCCGCCATAGATGATTGAGATATACCGACAGTTATTGCTGCAGAATATTTACCATCTGCTCCTTGTGCTGTTGTTAAGTCAGATGCTAACAATAATGGATTTAATGCTCTTTGTTGTTCTTTCTTTTTTTTCTCCTCTTCTTTTTTCTTTTCTTCTTCTTTCTTTTTTTCCTCCTTCTTTTGGTCATCTTTCTTTTCATCTGATTTTTTACTTTCAGATTTACTTTCGGATTTTGAATCACTTTTACTATCTGATTTAGTTTCTGCCGGTTTGTCAGAAGATTTACTATCCGAAGATGCTGCCGGTTTACTATCTGATGAAGAACTACTACTTGATGAAGATGAACTCGAAGATGATGAACTACTACTTGCCGGTGGTGGTGTATCTCCCCCACTACTTGTAGAACTACTACTTGCAGGAGGTGGTGTATCAGTTCCTCCACTTGTAGAACTGCTACTTGCCGGAGGTGGAGTTGATGCCGGCGGTGGAGGTGCTGCGGCAGTTGCTGCTGAACTACTTGCTGCCGAACTTGCACTACTACTTGCGGCAGATGATGCTGAACTACTTGCTGCCGAACTTGCAGCTGCTGATGCGGCTGAACTTGCTGCTGAACTTGCAGCTTGTGCTGCGGCATTTGTTGCGGCTTGTGTTACGACAGTAGTTACGACTGTATTAACAGGACAAGCCATTGATTGATATGTTGCGTATGTAGTTTGTAACCATGCTTGCAACAATCCCAACTGAACTTGTTGTGGTGTGAATGTTTGTATTTGATTGTAAAATGAAACTACTGCGTTTCCGTTTACATATGTTGTGGTTGCTTTAACAGTCTGACCTGTACACTTATCTATAAAAGTTTGGGTATAGGTTTGTCCTATCGCTTTATTTGCGAATAAGAATGTAACAATTATGAATAAACTTGCTAACCATTTTTTCATTTATATTAGTGTCTGCCTCTAAATCCACCTCTAAATCCACCTCTAAATCCACCACCAATTCTAATAGGAACTACTACACTTGGTGCCCAATATGGATATAAAATTCCATTATAATAATAAGGTGTGTTTACATATACTTGAGTTGATACAGGAGTACCATCTGCATATGTTCTAGTTACAATTTTAACTTCTTTACCAGTACTGTCTTTTGTGATTGTTTCTGTAACACTATAAGGTCTTTCCGCTTGATAAGGTGCTACACAACCTACCATAAATACTACTGCTAATAATCCTAATACTTTTTTCATTTCTTTTCCTTTTTATTTTGAACAATCATTTCTATTTTATCATCATCTTCCTTTGTTATTGCACATTCTGCACAACAACCACCAGTTCCATGTGGTATATTAGGTGAGCCACTAAACATACTCATTATACCAGCTAAGAACAATCCTATGGTTTTAAATGGTTTCATATTAACAACCACACATTTTTAAAAATTCATCTTTATCAAAAATAACATGTTCTGCATTAAATTTATTAATCATATTATCTGCTATTTCTTTTCTATTTTCTTTATCCTTTACCATCAAAAGAAGCTCCGCTACACCGGTAACCATATCTCTATCGTTCTCATGTTCATCATATTCTTCTTTTATCAGGTCTTTAAGTTTTATCATATTATCTCCTATAATAGTGATGGTGAAATCCATGATGATGTCTTGGATTGATTGTAATACATGAACTTAATAATCCTACCACTAAAACAAAGGTAGATAATTTTTTCAATATATCCAAATTATTTTTAACTAATTCTGTTTTTTTAACACCAGAACGTCTACTTCTCATTGGTCTTTTTTTCTTTGCTGCTGTTCCCATAATTATTTAGTGAATACACCTTTTTTAACCATTTTATTTAATATATTTGCACATGCTATATCTAATGCTTTTTTAGTTGCAATTGAAATAGTAGATTGATTGAATTTTACAGGGTCAACTGTCGCATCTGAAAGGAAAGTTAATTCTCTTGTAGTTTTAGCTTCTCCCAATCCACTTGCTGCAATGATTGTTCCATTCTCCGCATCTGTAAATCTAACTTGTAAACCTATTCTTGTTACCATTAAATTTTTAACACCATTCTTTAAGTTTACTTCTTCATCTTCCGATACTGAATAATCATAACATTCAATTTCAACAAAATAATGTGCTAATCTAATTTTACCCCTACCATCCAACTTATCTTGCGAAATACCTGCCTGCGAAGCTTGAAACTGCTTAACCATACGATTTTTAATTTCAGTTTTGTCTTCTGTAAATGTAAATCGATTAAGATTATCAAGATACTCCAGTGTAATATTAGCCACACCCAAACCGACACGTTTTTCTTTAAGTTCGGGATATTGTTCGTACATTTCATCACTTATTCCACATTTTAATAATTGAATTGGGATTTGAGGTCCATCATAATTCATAAATTGTGAGATATCACTTTTTGTTTCAAACGATGCCTTAAACTGTTCTGTTTTTGTGGAACCAATTGTTTGACTATTTGCAACAAGACTTACTAAAAATACGCTTAATAATATAAATAATTTTTTCATACATTAATTTTGGTTATGATGAATAATATGATTTAAAATATCAATTGCGATATGTAAACCTTTAACTTCACCTTTTTTTAAATTTCTATATTTTGCAACTTCAAATTCATCAATAAAACCACTATTAAGTGCTTCTTCTAAACCATGTAATTCTTCGTTGTTTGCTTTTTCTGCTAATTCTACTAAATGTAAAATAGCTAATTCAATCTCCTGTTCGTTGATTGTGTTTTCGTTTTCGTTCTGTAAAATTGAGTTCTTTGCCATAATGTTAACTTTTATATAAATATACATTATTTTCTTTATCTACTAAAATTGCTGATAGGTTTTCTACCCAATCACCACTATTAACATATCTTTTACCATTTATCATTCTATCCTCTGGTTGATGAATATGTCCACACATTACTCCATCACATCCTTTTTTAGTTGCCATAGATAATGCAGTTGTTTCAAAATCATTTATATAATTAGTTGCAGCTTTAACACCACCTTTTATTTTTTGTGATATGGATTGATATGGTAAATTTCTCCATTTTCTATAATGATTATACCAACGATTAAGTGTAAGTGCAAAATCATATCCTATTGAACCTATTTTTGCCAACCATTTATACTTTGTTATAAAAACATCAATAACATCTCCATGGAAAATATAGTAACTCTCCATAGAATTATGTAAGTTAAGAACATAATCTTCTCTAATTTCCACTCCACCAAAATGGTTTCCCATAAATTCATGTAAGAACTCATCATGATTTCCTCTTATCCAAATAATTTGTGTTTTGTTTGAAAGCTTTAGTAGTTTAGATATAACTTTAGTATGTTGTTTTTTCCATTTAGCTCCTCTATTGATTGCCCATCCATCTATAATATCTCCATTAAGAATAAGGAGATCAGTTGGATGTTTTTCAATAAAATCTAAAAATTCTTCTGCTTTACTATCTTTTGTTCCTAAATGTAAATCCGATACGATTACTGCCTGATATTTCATGTCCAATAGTTGTGATGTTGTTTAAAGAAATTTGTGTTGTTTCGATTGATATAGCATTTTATACTGATTAAAAACATATAGAAAAATCCTTTATTTTTAAATCTTCTTGCCGATGTCCATACTCCTTTGGTATTATGTATTTTCATTACATCTGCTTTTTGTGATACCCAATAATCTTCTGCAAATAAATGTGTTTCATCATACCCACCGGTTTTCCAATATGCTTCAGTTTTCCATAATTGAAATCCACCTATGGCAAATGGTGTTCCTAACCAATTACTCATTTTTTGTTGAATATCAAATAAACGAAATATCCAATTAAACCCTTCTTCTGTTTGAAATGGAACTGTCACCAAATCTGTATTATATGCTAAACATTCACCTAATACAAATCTATTTTGCAACATTATATCAGCATCTAAAAAAAGAATATAAGGTGTAGTTACTAATTTACTACCGTTTAAACGTGCTTTAGCTGGAAATCCACCTTCGATAATTTCAATATTTAAACAATACTTAAAATCTCTTTTAACATAATATAAAAAATCTAAGCTATCACCTTCATCGGAAGTATCTGCAATAATAACTCTAGTTCCTGCGAACCCCACTTGCTTTGCAATAAATCCAATACACTCATATATGTTATCCTTTTCGTTTTTACACGGTATTACTATTGTTAATAAGTTATTCATAGGTATAAATAAAAAACCCCCACTAATTGTGAGGGTTTCTAATGTTAATTAATTATTAACCTAATTCTTCAGTTGGTGCTGCCGGTGTTGTTGGTTCATCTGCAGGTGCCTTCTTACTGAATTTGTCTAAACTATCAGCACCCATACCGATTGCAGTTATAACCATTACAGCATCAACTAGCTTATCAGATGGAGCGATATCTTTAGCAGAATAGCTATTCGCAATCATAGTGATACATAAAAATAATGCACCAAAAAATGCGATAACTGGTTTTACTGAAATTGCACCTCTTTCATCTTTGAAAAGGTCAATTACCCATTCTTTAAAAGTCATCTTGTTACTCCTTTATTGTTTGTTATTGAATACTACCATTGAGCAGGCTTCTCTTTGAACTCATCACCTTCTTTCTTTTTAGGTTTTGGTTGTTCTGATTTTTCTGCTTTTTTTACATCTTTGTCAGCCGGTCCTTTTTCTTTAATAATAACAGTCTTACCTGCCGCTGCTTGTTGTTGTGCTGGTATGTTGATGTTAATACTTTGTGGTTGAACTTGTTTGTTTTCCCCTTCTTTTGGTTTTTGTAAGTATGTCATTAAAAATGCACCACCTGCCGTTACCAATGTTCCGACAGTTCCTATAATAGTTTTTTTCAAACCACTCATAGTTCCATCATTGTGTTTTTCGTTTTTAGCCATTGCCTCATCCGGCGTTTGCTCTTTTTTTGCCTTTGCCATAAATTATTATATTTTGTTAAAATCTGTTATTGCCAATAAATTACCTTTACTATCATATACTGCCAATCTATAAGCTGCTGTTGGTAATGCTGCTGCATAAACCGTCAATATATTATCTCCACTTATTACATCGGAAGTTGATTTAGATACTACTCTATTTGCAATATCTAATATTTTTACAGTCACAGTCTGTGCTGCATCACTTTTAACATTCATTTTAACATCAGTTGTTACGAATGTTGTTTGTAATGCTACACCTACCGAAGATGTAATTGTTAATGGATTTTGTGCAGGATTAGATACTACTGAATCGATTGATTTTCTACAACTCAATGCGATTAAAGATACTAAAAATCCTAATCCTAATATTTTATCTATTCTTCTCATTTTAATTTATTATTATTGTTGTTTTACTTATTTTATTTTTTGTAACATCTTCCAATAACAGATATAAATATTTACTTTCTATTCCTTTAGTGTATATTTTCTTTTTATTTATTCCAATTTGTCCATTAAATCTTTCTCTTGTCACAACTTGGTTGGTAATTGTATCGGTCAAACTTAATGTATACACCCCATCTTTAGTTAAATTGAATTGTATTTCCTGTCCATTTGTAATACTATTTTGTGCATTATCAAATACATTATTAGTTTTTACTTGTACCGGTGCTACTAATACTTTTTGACAAGATATTATAAAAATGATACAACAAGCTATTATAATTTTAATCCATTTCATTAGTTTACCACCACTTTTAATTGTCTTCCATTTTGATTAACTGCATCCGTTGCACCTATTGATATTAACCCCAATATATTATCTAACTTTGTATTAGCTAAAAATGATAGTGTGTATTGTGTTGTATTATCCAAAGTACCACCATTTGTAAGTAATGAACCTACACTAATATAAGTACCCTTATCAGTTGCGTAATTAGTAGGTGAACCTTTTGTAGTGAACTTTACTCCATTAAACTTTAACAAAGAATTATCATAGTTTAATTGGAATTGTGTACCAACTAAAGATTGTGTCAATGGATCTATGGTAATATATGCGTAAATACTATCACCCACCATTTCAGTTAAGATAGATGCATTGATTTGATTGGTAATACTCGTTGATTTTAATGCCATTGTTGTATAACTATTCGATATAGGTGTTGTTGAATGTGATAAGTTTACATCACCTTTCCATGCTACTGCCAAATTTAATGTATCGGTTGATTTACCTGTGTTTATATCAAATGTATATGAACTACCCAATGGTAATGTAAATCCATTCCAATTAGATTTACCAATCATATCGTATGTTGATTGTGGTATAATTCTTAATGTTTTATTTAAATTGAATGTATCTACTAATGGTTTTGCACCTGTCAAATTTTGTAATAATAAAAAACAATCTGTTTCATTGAATATACCATCATTATTAATATCCGCATTTTGATATTGAATACCATATGTAAATTCATTTCCACTTTGATTACCAAATAAACCAACATTTGCTACTTCTTTAAATGCCAAATACACATCCGAAACCGTTACAATGCTATTATATAATGTTGTTAAATTGTTTGTAGTTGATACCGATATTGTTTGTGGTTTGTAGATTTGATTTGCTGTAAATCCTACATTACAAGAGAATGCATAATTACTATATCCTGCATTTCTTATATTTGAATTATATGTTGAACTACCATCTGTTACTTTTGGTAGTGTTGATGGAATAGTATAATGTGCCCAATAGATATCACTACTTTGATATGTTACCGGTCCATTATATACATCCAATATTGAAACACTATTAACTGTCGATGGTGTTGTGTTGCCAAATTCTCTTAAATCTATATAAAGAGTTGTTGTTCCATTAGATATATTCACATAACTCCATTCGGTTTGTCCGGCGGTAATTCCTGCTTTATATCCATTTACAATTTTATTACTATCTAATTGATTTGTAATATCAACCGTACCTGTTGAACTCAATGTATTTCCTACTGAAAATTTAGTTGCATCTATATTTGTATTGAAATTAAAATCAACCAATCCCTTTTTAGTTGGTGATGCAGGTGGAGTTGAATATACTTCATCTCCTTGAGTTGTGTATGTTGTTTGTGAAGGTCTTTTCCAAACTAAATACATACCCCATCCACCACCCCAGTTTTCAAATCTTGCCATAAAGGTATAAGATTGACCTGCGACTAAATTTACCGAACCATATCTATAACCACCAAATCCATGTGGTCCATAATAAGATATTACAACATTTCCATTCAAAGAAAAATCTACACCATCATCTCCATCAATACCAAATATGTATGTTCCCGTTTCTTTTGGGACAAAATATCCAGTTATTTTAATACCAGTATAATTGGCCCCATTGGGAAGTCCAGAAGGTTGCCAACTACCATTGAAATATAATGTTTTTGCTGCTGTTGATGTTCCACTTGCATAAATCGTTGCACCCTTTGTAACATCAAACATATTAACAAAATCATTTGCATTATTAGCATATTGGCCTGCTCCATTACTAATAATATTATAGACCGTATAATTCAAATAACCCACTCCTTGAGAGTAGGTTATTATTGAACTAATTAATAAAAATAATATAAGAAGTAGTTTCTTCATTACTCAATATTCAGGTTAATTTTATTACCACTTGCATCAACTGCATCGGCTAGTACAAAGAAAAATAAACCTGCTGTATTTGATAAAGGAACTTTTGGTGTAAATGTTAATGTATACGGAGTTCCTGTTTTAATTCTAGCAGTTTTAATTTGGTCAATTGAACCAAATGTTAATCTTCCGTTATTGTGAGTTGAGAAGTTTGTTATCGTGCTTCCTGCATCAAATGTTACATTATCTAAACTCAATTTAGTAGAATCATAATTCATAATAACTTGTAAACCTGCTAAGTTTTGTTTTGTTAAATTTGCAGTTAAGATTACTTTACCATTTACAATTGATGAATTGATGTTTAAGTTTGCGGTATCTAATGGAGCTGGTTCGTATGCCAATGTTGCATTAGATGCTATTGCAAATGATTTAATTGTAGCGGAAGCTGTTGGTATTACTTTATCAGAATTTGTATAAACACCATTATTAATACTTACATTAATTTGTGCCGGTGATGGAGATTCATTAAATGCCATATCACCACCCCATGCATATACTGCGTTGACTGTTTGATTTGGTGAAGTTACATAAATTCTATAAGTAGGTGTGCCATCTAACCAACTTTGATTTAATAATCCACTATGCCATGCTATATTTGTTGCAGTTGATGTCGGGATATTTGCTACTGAACTCATATCTTGCCCCATTACATATGCAAATAAATAATAAGGGTCTTTTTCAGTAAATGCAGTATCACCTTTACCAACCATACCAATCATTTTTTCCAATTTAGGATATGTCCAATATGTTTGTGCACCGGTAATATCGGTTTGTGAAATGCCTAAGAATGCTTTATATGCATCTGCAACAGTCACAATATTATCCATAAATGTTTTTTGATAAGCTGGAGTAATAAATACACCAACACTATCACCCACTTTAATACCAGATGTGAATGTTACCATACCACTTGCATCCAATGAACCTACTTTAATTGGTTGTTGAGTCCAATCAATACTACCATCTGCTTTAACATGCATCAATTGAACATTGTGTTGATTAATATTTGTATATGTTGATGGATATAATACTTTAATAGTAAATGCCGATGTTGCTCCTGTGACAGTTCCTAATGAAAGTGTAGATTGTGTTGTTGTTACACTTGATATGTTTGCTCCAGTTGCACTATCCAACGCATATGCTAAATCCAATTTGTGAACATTTGAATAAGAAGCGATATCTTTTAATACAAATTTTTGAGTTGCTAATGTTCCTGTAATTGCTTTATCCGTTCTTTGAACTGTCAATTGTCCAACATTGTTTCCAGTTGTTGATACATAATTCCAAGGAGTATGTCCATATTGTCCATACAAATCAGTTGTTGCTGAATTTGCGTTTGGATTGAATATATAATTTGTCCACTCATAAAAATATGTTTGAGTAGAGTTACCTTGTCCAAATGTCGTGCTGTTAGATACCATACTCATTGCTGTTGAATTGTATTGGTATCTCAACCACACATATCTTGCTCTGGATACACCACTCACATTATAAGTTACCGTAATGGTATCACCAACTTTCAAATTAGTTGATGGTGAGTATGATTGGTTAATTACTAATTGACTAAATGATGATATAGATATTAATAAAAATACCCCTACCAATCCTAATAATTTTTTCATTTATTTCTCCGATAGTTTTGTGATTAGCTTGTCACAACCTTTTTTAAGTGCATTACTTAAACTTGTTTGATTGAAACTACCACCTTCGTCAACTATCAATGTGCTCATTGAAATTTCAGATGAGGACTCTTCTACTATAACTACCTTATCCTTTTTACCTTGAGATTTTAATACACCTCTCAAACGGATAACAACTTCCGCTTCACCACTATGTAAAACGGAAATATTTTTCTTTGTATTTAAAACATCTAAAAAGATGATTTGAACTGATAATTTGTTTGGTGCATTTGGAGATAAATTATATCCCTTATCTTGTAAATATTCTTCTAAAATATTCTTAACACCAAATTCTAATTTTCTATTACCAGCTAACTTACCTATTTTAACTTCGTTAGTTACACTTTCTACCCAAATTTGTTCATCTGCATTATACCAAATGTTACCTGGACTATTTTTGAATGTTCCATCAAATTTCCAGCTAAATTGATTTGCTAATGATTGTTCTTGGCCTTCCCCACCAAAAAAATGCAAACCAACTGCATATAATGAAAAACATAGTGCAAATATAACCCATGCACCAAATAAACTAAGGATACCTATTTCAAAATAGTGTTTCCAATCAATTTTTAATAACTTTGCTTTCATATGTTAACTCCTTTTACCTATATAAGTATAAAGGAACATATGATTATTATCAGATTTTTAATTTTAAGGATGTTATCAATTTCTTTTCGATACCATATTTGTTGCAAATATTAAGAATTTGTTCTCTACCATTTTTAGTTGAATATAAAATTTCCAAATAATCATTTGCTTCTTTTGTTGAACATTTATATTCTTTAACAATTAAATCAACTATCCAATCTTCGTAATCATTTGCTTTTCTACCTTTAATATATTTTAAATAATATTTTTTAGGTGGAATCATATCAATAAAAAAACGATAAAAATATTCATTAGGTAAAGATTGAATATATGGCTGAACATCTGCTATCCATTCTATCCAATCTGGGTTCATTGATAGATACCTCTGAATAATAAAATTGCCAAACGTTTTTTTATCATCATCAGAAATATTTTTCCAATAATTTGGGTCTTGATATTCAGTTACAGCTGAGATATGGTCAAATAAACCCAATCTCTTTGCTGTAACTTCTTTTATTTCTTTTTTAGTTTTCGCCATTATCTGGTCTTAATTCTTTTGGTAATAAATCTTCTAATACTTCACCACAATCAATACATAAATAAATTTCTACTGGAATAACTTGTTCCTTTCCACTTGCACTTGCTAATGCACTTTCTTTTCTAAAATGTAATCCAGGTGAAAAGAATTGTCCTCCACATTTACATTCAATTGCGGTTGTTTTACTTAAATCTGCTGGTGCTTGTTGTGATTGCCCTAACTTGCTTAAATCCATTGGTTGCATAATATATGTTTTATCTAATTACTAATAATAAGTCCATTTCTCTACACATAAAGTAGTCCTTATCTCCTAACTTAATCTTTTGTACTGCCATTTCACTTGTTGGTAATAATACTTTATCACCTACCTTTACTGTCATAGGAACTTTAACACCACCCTGTGTATAAACCCCGTCACCCGTTGCTACTACTTTTGCAATTTTGTTATCACCTGTTTTTACTGAATCTGGGATAATAATACCACCAATTGTTTTTTCAGTAACTTCAATCTCTAATAATAATCTATCTCCAATTGGTTTTGCTAATTGAAACTCTTTATTCATATTCTTTATTTTATAATGTTAATAATTGCTATAATTGTTGCCATAAAACATATTTCTTTATCTATAACCAATGCATCTCTAAATTGTCCTTGTGATAATTCTAAGATTACATTTGCTGTATTTCCATTTGCATAATCATCTAATCTTTCATATAATGCTGAATAAAGTTCTGCAAAATCATTTACTTTATTGTCCCCCACCAATTGTCTAATTTGTCCATATGCATTTCGTTTTTCATCACCACTTGCCAAAATATCTACAATTTTATTTTTGAAATCTGCTTGCAATATAGTTTGTCTATCTACCTTTAATTCACCTTTAGATGATTGTAATTGGCAGGTATTCATAATTCTTCTAATATCTGGATAAAAACTACTAATAATATCTGCTACATCTTTTATGTCATACTTAATACCCTCTTTTGTTAGGATATCAGTTACATGTACAGCCACTTCTTTTTTAGAAGGTGGATTTACTGCAAAAGTTTGACAACGGGATAAAATTGGTTCGATAATTTTTTCATGGTAGTTACAAGTTAGAATAAATCTAGTATGTCTACTGAATGTTTCCATTAAGTTACGAAGGATTGCCTGTGCGTTTGGTGTCATATAATCAAACTCATCTAATATAATGATTTTGAATCCTTTGAAACCTGCACCACTTGCAAAATTCTTTACTTTATTTCGTACTGTCTCAACATTGTTTTCATCTGATGCATTTATTACCATATAATCACATTCAATTGTGTTTGCTATGATTTTTGCCAATGTTGTTTTACCTGTACCTGCTTTACCATAAAGAAGTAAGTGTGGAACATCATTATTATCTAAATAAGATTGTACTTTTTCTTTAAGTAAATCGTTTCCTATATAATCTTTTAATGTTTGTGGTCTATATTTTTCTACCCACAATGTATTTTCTTGTTTTGTTGATTTGTCTTGTTCAAAGAAACTCATAATTTATATTTTATTGTTTATTATATCCTCTAAGATAGTATTATTTTCTATATATTCCAAACATTTAGCTCTATTTTTCTGTGCTACTATTTTACATTTATCTAACATTAATTGATATTCATTTTCATCCATATCTGCAATTCTTAATACAATATCTTTAAGTTTTTTGATTATAAATCTTTCCTCACTCCATAAATCAGTATAATTTATATTCAATTCATTTTCATATGTTTCAAATCCCATATGTTGTAAAAAATCATATGTAACTTTATCACATATAATAAATGGCTTTTCAACTAGTAAATCATCTATTGTTTTTTCGGTAATATTACAAAATCTTTTTTCATTGTTAAGATAATGTTCATTTATATTTGACTCAAATAATATTTGAATATCAGATGAAATTGTTACATCATTTAATTTTTCAGAACTGCTATGTTGTTGATTTCCTATAATCAATGGATGTGTATTTGCTACTGAATTTCCTAATCTTTTTAGGGTTTCAAATTCAAATTCATATGTTCTTAGTCTATCCTGATCATTATGTTCTGTTGCAAATGTATATAGATAATTCATTCTATTTACATAATAATCGCTTAATCTAAGATAAATTTTAGGATGTTCATAGTTTAATAATGAACGAAATAATTCAATTCTTTCATCTTTATCTGCAAAATTTCGTATACATAAATCTAATCTATATTCTTTTTTTAACTTTTTAAATAAATCATTATGATGGAAATGTGAAAATATGATTTTATTTGCCATAAATGCTCTAAGAATATATCCAAAATCAAATTTTTTGTTTGATTCTTCAATTCTAAGTGTAGTAAAAAAAATACAATTAGATTTATCTCTTATATGCGGATAACCATCAAATATGTTATATGGTTCTAAATTAGCAGTATCAAATATATAAAACTTAAAATCATTTCCTTTATTTGCAATTCTATTATGTACTTTATTTAAAGAATTTGCAATTATATGTACCCCCGGATTATCAAAGTATTTATAATCTGGATCATATGTGATTCCTAAATTTTTAAAAAAATTGTTTTTAAATTCTTCTAAATTAGAGCGTAATTGGTGACCTATTTCATGTGATGGCTCTAAAACTAAAATTTTAGAATAGTCATCCCAGTATTGTGTATTATAGAATAATGCTCTATATACATGCCCATGTAAATCATCATGTAAATAAATCATATTATTTTCCAGTTGAACCGAATCCACCTTCACCTCTTTCGGTAGTTGTTAATTCGTTTACTTCAATAAATTCTACGTTTGGATAAGGTACGATAATCATTTGAAATATTTTATCACCAACATTATATTTGTCAGAACCTTCTCCTTGTATTTTTCTAAATGTAGCTTGTAATTCACCTCTATATCCACTATCAATTACACCAACTGAATTACTTAAACTCAATTCTGTATTTCTGATAGATGAACGTGGATATACTAATCCTACATAATTCTCTGGTATTTCTACTGCAATATCCGTTCCGTATGTGATTGAATAATACGTTTCATTTATTATTTTAGTTGCTACAAAATCTAACCCAGCATCACCTGCTTTTGCGTATTTTGGAATAACTGCATTCTCACTTAATTTCTTAATATTAACTTTCAAATCGTAATTAAACATTCCGAATTTCATTGTATTATGGTTTATAAAATATAAAAATTGGTTCGTATTTGTATGAAGTTCCATCTAATTTCATAGAGTTCTTCACACCACTTAAATCTACACCTGTCATTGGACTCATTGTCATTCTCAATTTACCTTTGTATTCCATTCCTAACTCTGTAAGAATATCAATACTATCTTGTTCTAAAGTAAACCACTTATCTTTACCCACTTTAATATCTGCAATGTTCCAACAAATGTATCTATCATTTTTAAGATATTCAAATGCAGTTGTAAGTGTAGGTCTTAAGAAACCATCTCTCCAACTTTCATACGAATTGAATTTCTTAAATGATTGTGTATCATCATCTGAATATCTTTCTCTATCAAAGTATGGTGGAGAAGTAAATACAAAATCTAATTGTCCTTTATACTTTTGAAATCTAGGATCTTCTGCTATTATTTCTGAACCAGTTGTAAAGATTTCATATGTATTCTGATGTCCCCAAAATGGATTTGCAACACCAGGTACTTGTGTATTAAAGAACTCAGCTAAGTATTCATAACGAGTCTTTCCTATTTCAGGTATTTGGTTTTCAGTATTAGGGTCATTTCCAATGTAGTGAATATTTCTATCACCTACACTTAATGCTCCTAATATTCTACCACCCCACCCACTTGAAGGGTCATAGATATTGATTTTATCCTGCCCTTTAATGTGCTGAGTAAATCTTTCGTATAGATACTTTGCTGTTAATGGTGGGAAGTTTACGGCTGGTTGAGAACCCATACCAATTCGGAATGCGGCTGTTGCTTCAGGAAATATTCTCTGACCCAATGGGTACACCCTGATTTGAATTGGTTGTTTAGGTAAATCAACTAAATTATCAATGTTCTCACCCCAATCTGCTGTTTTTAGGGATGCGATATGTTTATATTCTAACACACCACTTTTGTATAATTCTCTTACTTCATCTGCTGAAATTGGTAAACTTGGTATTCTACTATCTGCTTGTGATAATGCAAATCCTAATCCCTCTGCTTTATCACCACTTTGCCATTTCTCAATCCACTCCTTACCTGTTGTTAAGTGTGAATTATGAAACTCTGGATTATCTTTATGTAGAGTTTTAGAGAAACGATACATACCATCTTGTCTTGTCAATCTTCTCATTTGTTTTGTGAATAACTCTAAATAGTCATCCGATGCAAATATTTCGTAGATAGATGGTTTTGGTTTATCGTATGTACTACCACCGATAGCAGTTTTGTACATAGCAGGAAAGAATTGATTTACTGGAGTTGCAAACTTATTGAAATTGAATATTACTTCATTTCCATCATCATCTTTTTCCTCAAACTTAGTTATCTTATAACCTTGTAGTTTAGAAAAATTCTCAATGATTTCTGCTTCATTAACACCAATCTTAGGAGGAGCACCAGTCTCATCCCATTGTTTCAATGCAGTTTTCTTAAAGTTGGCTACCCACTTTTCGAAATCAGGGAATGACATCTCAAGCACTTGTTCGTACTTGAGATTCATTTCCGGGTCATAGAACCAATCACTTCTTTCGTAAAAATATTTCTTTGTATAATTCATTATGCAGATAACTGAACTTCAACTAAATAATACTTACAAACGAAATCATCAATGATGAATTGAATGTGAGCTAAACCTTTTGTTGAAACTAACAATTTAGCAGATGTTGCTTCTTTGTTTGCAGTTAAAATTTCTTTTAGATACTTTGCAGAGAATGAAATAGGTTTAACCTCAGTTTCATAATTATCTGCTGCTTTAAATGTAATTCTGTTTGAGTTTACATTTGAGTAACCCATAACAATATTCAAATTACCTTTTTCAGTTAAGACAGTGAATGTATCAACATCACTCAATGCGTTCTTAGCTTTGATGAATTTGTCAATAAACTTACCATCTAAATCAATCTCCACATCAAATGGTGGTAATGATTTTAATTCAGGAACATTTGGAATAACACTTAAATCAGCTAATTGATATGCCGCTTTAATACCATCTGTACCTAAACCCAATGCGATAGATTTATCCTCTACCTTTTGAACTTCTAAATCAACATCATCACCTAATACTGATAACATTTTATTTAAGTTAGAAGTTGTATAGATACCTAACTCAGCTTGTTCAAAGTTAAAGTTATCTAAAGTGATTTCACCTAATACGGTCTTATCATCTGCGATAAAACGAGTATTCAATTTTTGTCCATCGGTAGTCCAAGCTACTGATTCAACCAATCCAGCTAAATTGTATTTGCTGATAAAACGGGTAATTCTTGTTTTGTTCATTTTGTTTATGTTTTATTTATATGTCTAATATACGAAATTATTTTCAATCTACCAAATTAAAAGGAGAAAAATTCCTCTAATTTCTTTGAACTGAATGATGATTTTTCCCAACCTAATGCTTTGTAGAAATCATCCATTTTATTTTCTAATTCTGCTTCAAATATTCTATCTACATCAATATATTTTTTGATAAAATCTAATATTTCAGGTGGGTCTTGATAACCTTTAAATGCGGCAGTATCTAATCCTAATGGGTTTTGTTTAAGATATACCCATTTAATTTTATCACCATCTTTCATTGGTTCATATTTGAAAGGGCAATTAAAGTGTTTAAGTAATCTATTGTAAGTGATACCTGCTTTAATATGTGCAGGTGTTCCCTTCTCAAAATCACCTAATTGTTTATTCTTACCACCTCTATCATATTTACTAATTTCTTTTACTGCTCCACCTTTTGCAATTACTGAAACATCCAAACTAGCTAATGATGATTTAAATTCTGCTAATTCAGTATCTACTGCTTCATTTGATTTACCCTGTAGAATATCTCTCAACATTCTTGCCATAAAATCTTGGAATGCTTTAGGAAATGAGGAACGAACCACATCCAATCCTTTTACATCCAATTTATCCGTTGGTAATCCATTTGCGGCAACTATCCATTGTGCATATCTTTTCTTTGCAATCCATATACCCGCTTTACTGATATACTCTTTCTTAATTTCAAATCTATGTTTATTGATATTAAAGAATTTAACTGCCATTATATCGTAGAACTTATTAAGAAACTCTTGTACCTCACCTGCTATTTCATCAATCTTTTCTGCCATCATTGTATCATCAAACTCTGCCCAATTAGGAAAACGATGCTTAACTAATGGAAGTGCTGAAAAGAATACTGAATCCGTATCGATATAAATGTTGTAATCGTCATTAGTACCTAATTCTTTATTGTATTTAATATTCACCATTTTTGCGGTGTTCTTAATTACCGTTTGACCTGTTGTAGTTACTGCTGCTGCGTTATCCACATCATAAAAACGAAATGCCGGTAATCCTAATACTCCATATAAAGAGTTCAATAAGATTTTTTGTACTAATTGCCTTTTTGCATAAAATGCGTGCTTAGCTTTATCCCCTTCTTTACCATATTTTTTCTCTAATTTACGGAACTCCACACGTTGAGAAAACCATTCATCTAATATATCTGCAATTAGACCTGGTTTATCTTGTGTATAAAGAACTCCATTTGAGGATATGGATAGATTTTCCTCCGTTAATTCCTTTCTTAATTCTTCAGTTGTATAATTAAGGGCTGTGTTTTCTATATTCCATACTCTATAATCACCCTTAACAAACGCTTCTGCATCAAAATTAGCAATCTTACCCACCTTTGTTTCAGGTGAGATGTTCAAACTCATAATAATTGAAGGATATAGTGATGTTAAGTCCAAGTCATATAACCAATCATATTTACCTGGTATCGGGTCTTTTACATATGCTCCAATGAAACCTTGCTCACCACTCTCTTTTAGAGCCTCCATTTGTTCCCTTCTATCTGATGGTTTATTTGGTGCTACTAAATTTCTTTTCTTTAGATAGTTTAAACATGCTCCTTCTAAATACTTTGATGAATATACATAATCTTCATATGGAACGTGTCCGGCGTGACAAATACCTCTACATAAATCAATGAATTGAAGTTTTTTATCCATATCCACAACCAACTCAACGTCCACAATGTTATATTCAATGAATTTTTCAATATCATCTCTAAATAAATCATCCAAACTTCCTACATATTCAATTTTTTCTCTACCTAATTCTTTTTTTGCAATATAATTTAATGTATATGAAGGTTCTAATCCATAGTTATAATTCTTATATAATGTAATATAATCTAAAATAGATACACCTGCAAATGTCCATTTTTTTCTGTAAGGTGAGTAAAATCCATCTCTAATTGGTGATAGTCGATATGCGTTCTGTTTACCTAATACATTTACTAAACGATTGAATAAATACGGAATATCAAAGAAATCTATATTCCAACCGGTAAGTATTGTTGGATTAATATATTCGTAAATTGTTAAGAAAGCATTAAGTAATTCTCTTTCACTCTTAAATGCTTTAATAACTCTATTATCTTTTTTAATTGTAGATTGTAACTTACCCTCTTTATCTAAAATTAGAGCGTAATAAGTATCGGTTGCACCATCATGCATTGCAATTGCCGTTATTTCATTTTCTGCTTTTTCAGTTGAAGGTAATCCACTTTCCATTTCTACCTCAATATCAAATGTCATAACCACATGTCCTTCCGATGGAATATCACTTTCTGAATATAAATCTACTAAGATACGAGTTGTTTCCGGCACATCAGTTTCGTAATATGCGGGGTCATCCTTTTGGAACTCATAGATTTTGGTAACTTTCGTTCCATCTAATGCAGTTGATTGACCTCTTTCTGCCGGTGCGTAGGCGTAATTAAATGTTTTGTAAGGGAATGTTTGATAACCTAATTTATCATCCCATAAATGGACTAAATCCTTTCCTTTTTGTAAATAGACGTTTTGATACATATGTTGTAAAGATAACGAATAACTTTTAAACTACAAAATTATTTTATCTTTAATTTGAACTTCTTACCGGATGGTACTGAATAGATTGCAAATATAGGAGTTACTTGAAATTGTAAATCTCTCATTCTATTAGTATATGCTTGCCATCTACCTCTTTGTAAATAAGCAATTGTCATATGAGGTCTGTAATCCGGATATTCGTTTGAGTTTGGTAGTTTCATTAATAGGTGGTTTGCCTTTTTTAAACCATCTCCACTTGCATCCATTTTTAATACATCATACTCACCATTCTCAAATACTGAAACATTACTTAATTGAATATCTCCAAAGTGAACATTATCTAAAATTTGTTGAACTATTTGTGGAGTGACATTAGAATGTAACCCATATAATAGAGTTACATGTGGTTCGGTTTCTTTACCATACTTACCACTACCATCATCGTAGATATCCTTATCATCTATTAACGAAGACATTTGAGTTTCATCAAAGTCAAAATATAACATTACACATCCATACTCATATGGACCACTTTCAATTTCTTTTAATAGTTTCTTTAGTTTTATCATATTATTTTTTGAAACATATCAATTATGATTTGTTTATTTTTTAATGTATTTTCAATATCAAATATTAATGCAATTCTATGTTTTTTGGATAAATTGTGAACTTTATGTTTTAATTGAATATCAAAATGGTATATGTTTCCAGGAAACATTACAAATTCATACACATTATCATCAATATCAATATAAGATAATACATTTTCAAAACTAATTATTGGCATTATAAATCGTAATTTATCACTATCAAAATTATCAATATGCCAATCTATATTTTTACCCGAAGATTGAAAATGTATTTTATAATTTTTTAAAGTAAAAATTGAGTTGAAATAATCAAAACATATTTTTTGCTGAGGGTGTTGTTCAAAAAAATTAAAATCATTAATATAATCATTTACACTATCATGTTTAATAGGTTTTATTATATTACTATTATAACATTCTAATTGAATATCTGAAAAATTAAATGGATATGATAATTTATATAACATTAACTTACTTTAAAATCTTCTTTTAATTTTTGTAGGAATAAGTCAATACCTTTTTTATGATTCTCTGCCCAATCTATCGGATCACCACTATCACTTATATATTTGTATGAAGTAAAATCAAATCCGTAAATCTTACATACCTTTGCAATTGAATATGCTTCCATATCACATATTTCAGATGGTTTCTTTTCAAACTTATCCTGTGTGTAACAAACTGTACCTGTTCCAAATAAAATAGCATCATCATTACTTAATTTTGGATAAATAACATCATCGAAAGGTGTGATTGTTTTTTTGGCAAATGGTCTTGCATCAATATCATTTTGAACAAATGTTTTACACTTAAATAATTGTCCAAACATAGCTTCATGTGCTCCTGCTGAACCATAGTTAATAACTATTGTTTCTGATGGTGATATGTTTTCAAGTGTTTGAGTAGCTTTGATGGCTGCGTTAATTTTACCAACTCCTGTATAAATAACATCAACTCCCATAGGCGCCTTTTCTACTGGAAACTCACTTGGTAAAGCAACAAATAATTTAATTCTCATACTCATAAATATATACTATTTTTGGAACATATCCCATTTAAGAATAACTTCTTCTGTAAATTTTTTATAGTTGCAAGAACTAACATGTCCTGTGTGTCCTATTTTTTTATCTATTAGGGCTTTTTCCAATTCTTTTTTAGAAGCAAATCCATCATACTCCATAAAAAGTGGATTATATTGTGTTTCTGTACTTTCTAATTGGTTTCGTATTGCCCACTCAAATACTCCACCTTTTTTATGTAAACCATATTCTTCAAAAAACCAACAATACTTATCCCAATCAATTGAATTATAAAGATATTGAGTGTAAGGATATTTATCAATTCTAAATTCAGTTTCATTCCAAGTATTAAAAATATTTTTATCTTCAAATAATCCTTTAATCGTAGAATATCCATTGTTATATCCACCTGGCATTAAACCATAATCATATTTAAGTGAAAATGAATTATGCATAAAAAATGTTTTTAATTTAATTCCATAATTATCACAAAATTGAATTAAATAATCAAAATATTCTAACCATTCAAAATATCTACTTTCGTCATTGTATATTGTTTGAAAATAAGATTGATTGTATTTGTATGCATTACTATTACTTTTTTCTAAAGAAGAATGTTTCATATTTGGAATTGCAAAATTTATCCAATAACCATTTTGGCCAGAATATTCTTTTTCTTTAATGAAATCATTTACATAATCTTTATGTTTTTGAATTTCAATATATGGTGTAAGTTCGTTTGAAATAAAATGTGACCTTCTAAAATAAGAAGACCATTGAATAATCATAGATATTTTTGAAGGATTAACTCCTGAAGCAATGAGTTCCTTTGCTTTATATAATGCACTTCTAGCAATTAATGAATTATTATTGCCTGGGTTTCCCATATTAAAAATCTTAATATTGGGATTAAAATGTTGTAACCAATGTGGATAATACCAAAATTGTTTACTATCTTGCATAAATTCATCATCTTTTCTTTCATGATTAACTCTATATGCAGATGTAAAGGAACAACCTGATGTAATTAAATACTCCATATTTTTTGTTGCTGTAGCGGTAGGAGTCGAACCATACAAAGGGAGATTCGGAAAGTAACATAATCGCTTGCAAGCTGGTGGTCAACCCCATATT